GCCTACTATCAGGGTTAATAATCCAGCTCTTGCCCTCTTGCTCATCAAAACTCCTTTGTTCATCAAGCAACTGCTTGTATGTGTCTGGGTATAGGTGTGCTAGGCGCACGAGTGCCTTGTCTCTTGCCCTTCTATAGTTACGGTAGTGGATAGCTTGCTTGCCACTTACTTCTTTACTCTCCATTGATCTTGTCCTCCCACACTATAAGTACATAGACTACCAGCATTACCACGATCAAGCCTAATACTAAGTTCATAAGCTCGCTGCCCTTACTATCTCGGTGATGTCTAGGGTTTGCCCTACTAGGTGAGCGTCCTCCTCATCACTATCCCACGCACTCACCAATAGGCGTGAGCCTGCCGGTGCGTGAGCGAGCCATTGAATAGCTTGTCCTGCATCTGCCCCGCCCCACGTGTTCTCTCCCTCGCCCTCTACCACTTCATAGAATAGGATCAGTTCTGACTTCGGTGGGTGAATGGTGTAGATGTTACTCGGTGGGTCACCCAAGAATGGTTGTCCGTTACTATCAAAGCGCAATACTCTACTCATTGTCTGCCCCCTCATTGTCTCGGTCTATAATCTCTACTTCTGTCCCTGCTGGTGCGCTCACAACGTGAGCCACCCCTCCTACTACTTCAATGATTACTTTACTCACTGTCTTCCTCTTCTAATCCAAACAAGCGCGATAGCGCACTGTTGGCACGCTCTAGGTTCTTGATAGCTCGCGCTATCTCCTCCTGTTGTAAGTCCTTCTCTGCCTCGCTGATACATAAATCAAACTTAGCTTTTAGATACTCCTCATTCATTAGCTCGCCCTCTCTCTTATCTGTATTGTTATTTCGCAGTCGTCACATAAGTAATTGCCTTCATAATCTTTCGCTATGTTCCACCATTGGGAATTGGTTATCTCCCATTTACAGTTCTTACATACAAACTTATTCATTACCCTCTCCCTATCTTGTAACCTAATAAATAATTGTAGGTAGCGCATACACAATGATCCTGTAAGTAGTCCTGCGCCTTGTCATAGGCATTACCAGTTAATAACACACCAGCTTTACCCATAAGATCCTCTAAATCCTGCAACTCGCAACTAATCATTACTCTCTCCCTCGCTTGCTCCTAGTGGACCAGGACACTCCTCGTCCACGTGCCAATCGTATTTCTCCGGGTGAAAGTACTTATTGCACCCTTTACAACGCCAGTAACTAGGCTCCTCCGATATCGGATCATTAAGTCTAGGCTCGCTCATTACGCTACCTCCCCATAACCTATAATTGTCCACGCACTATTAAGTATCGCGTTTTGCCACTCTCCACAGTGCTCGCAAGAATAGTCTGCATTGATAGCCGATAGCACTAACCCGCGTAACCCGCAATATCTACACTTATCCATTACTTACCCTCTCCCTCGCACGTTAATAGATTTTCACACCATTCATAGCCGGTTCCAGTCCATAAAAGGTGAGATGAAATCTCCCATAGTCCCCAAATAGATAGCCCAATTAAAATCCCAGCTACTAACCAACCTCTAGGCGTTAGGTATTCCATTATTCTCCCTCTCTCTCTGTCATAGTAAGAATGTACCCACGATCTAAGCCTTCTATGTAGGAGTCCAGCACCGCTAGTGCCGTCTCCTTATCCCATTGTTTAGGCATTGTGATAGTTACGCTCACGCGCTTACCTCCTGTCCAAACTTGACGTTTTTATAGCAAGAAGCGTAGTAGGCGATCTCTCCCACTTGATCGCAATAAACACCGGTAACGCGACCTAATACCTTGATCTCTTTGGCACTCTTTCCTTTTGGTCTACGCTTTAACACTCTCTCGACGGTATAGGTATCATCCCAGGCTAGTGTGATCCTTACCCAATATCCGGCAGATACTGGCAGTTCAACCTCTACACACTCGCCCTCCGGCTTATACACACCTACACGCCCGCCGGATATAGCTCCGACGTTACGTATTCCGATCTGTTGAATGAGAGTATCCTCATCAAACGGACGTCCGTATTCTCTTTCCATTGTCTAACCCTTTCTCTAGTGGAGATCTAGTATCTCCCCACCGCCTACCCTTAACGGATAGGCGATAGGCAAACACTAGGCAGCTTCTAGCGTCTGGCACTCTCTCGCACTCGCTTCTCCTTCTGCTAATAAATAGGCGATCTGCTGCGCTGCTTGTTCAATAGCTCGCTCGTGTTGATCTTGTAACGCCTTGAAAGAATAACGCGCCACCGGCTCGCTTAGCACTCTCTTGTTATAGTCTCGATACATCATAAAGGTCTCCATAGTAAAGATCCCACTAGTGCCGGTTATACATTCCGAAAGAATGGAATAGATGACCTTACTAGTAGATGAATGATAGGTTGAAAGCTTTACGCGATAGTTATTCTCTAGCGTGTAGGTGCTTACTATCTTTCTGTTTTGCTCGCTTACGATCTTGTCCTGCTTCATATCTAACCCTTTCTATAGTTAGCTCCTAGTGAGCTACCATAGGAGAGAGGATACACGTACTCTCCCCTATAGTAAAGCACTAGATGTAATCTTTCACCGTGTCTAATACCTGGCTATAAGTAAAGTCTCCAGATCTATAGCTGCGGATAACACGCTGCAGATCCTCCTCCTCTCCTATAGTCTCCGTCAATAACGCCGGATCTACTAGTAATTCTCCGGCTAGGCATTGAATAAGTGTAACCGCGCTCATAATAGACACTATGCGCTCACTTTCTCATCATTGAAGCCTATGCCGTATTTTTCTAGTTCCTTCCACGCTGCAAGGATCTTTTTCTGCTGCGCGAGAGTCAATTCTGCGTTAATGATCTCGACACCTTGCTTCATAACCTTAACTAGTGATCGCGCCATTATGCCACCGCCAGCTCACGCGCCAGCTTAGGAGAAGTCTCGCTAATCTCCTCCGTGTCTGCAATATCGAACACGTAACGCCAGGTAAAGCGTAGATCTCCGTCGTCGTCTGCGCCGATAGGCACTAGAATAGCTGCGCCGCGTGATCCTTTCTTTACGCTTCTGCCAGCTTCACGCCAAGCGTGAAAGCCAGCGCATTGTGTCGCGCTAGGCTTCTGCAGAATAATCATCAATGCGTTATTAGGTGAGAAACTATCTAGTAGGTTACTAGGTGGCGTGATACCTTGATCCTTTAATGCTTCTACGCCGGCGCGTAGGTTAGCGATAAAGTCTGCTTTATCTTGCTTAGATCTTGTCATTACCTTAACCCTTTATCTAGTGGAATTGTAGGTGAGCTCCACTAGGTAAAAGATATATGCGTGACTATACCGTGTCAATACTATCTGGCATATTATTAGGTAACAATATGGTAACGATTAGATAGGGTTATGCCTAGACAATAGGCGCGGATATGTCTAAGTGTTAGCAAGGGTTAGCGGGTAAGGGTTAGCAGCTGCTAAGGCTATCAGCTAGCGGATCTCATTACTTAATTGTAAGGGTTAAGGGTTATACCCTGCCAGAACTAGAGTCCGCCCCTGCAGCTTTTCTAACTCCCTAGACAAACAGCCCGCAACTGTCTAACCCTTAGCCGTACGGTTAGGCAACAGCGCAGCAACAGGCACCCCCCGTTGGTGAATAGGGCGGGCGGGGTCTGTATACTCCCCAACAAAAAATATTTGCTAAAGTGAAAGCTGTAATATGGCCTCTGACCTGCGGTTTTAGTACTGTGATACAACTCACATTGTAAAAACGAGAATCTCAGTTCATTTCCTGCCTTATATATAGTAGGGGAGTAAAACGGGGAGAGTATGTTTTACGACCCTTGGTTGGCCTCTAGCGAGGCCCCTAGGCCGAGTACTGACTTACCCCTCAGTTCGCTGTGGCTCCCTCGGGCGTTAAGCCCGAACTGCCCAGTACTTTTAGTGGGGATAGCTCTATCTCTAATAGGAAGATCATACTCAACCTAGTATAAAAGAAATGAGCATTCCGGCCGATGATACGTAAATACACCGAAGAAGAGTTATACCTCCAGACTGTCTCCAGTAGAAAATTCTGGAACCAGTACAAGGCAGAGCGAGAGTCCCGTCGCTTAGAAATGCGCCGCAAAATCGCGGCGGCAATTCTAGTAGAAGAGATGAGACGGGCAAACAATGGCAGATAACTCAGCCGACATCGCCAAGAGAATTATCCTTGGCTGTGTAGCAGAGGGTATGACCATTGAGGCAGCTTGTGCCTCGGCAGGTAAATCCATTAAGACTTATGAGTACTATCGCAGAACCGATAAGGTCTTTACAGACAAGGTTGACCGAACACGCCTTGGTCTAAAGGACAAGAGCTTTGCAGCCTCCGATGTTCACGATCTGACCTTTGCCGAGTTCCGCCAGAAGTACCTACACTCCCGCACCTTTCCACACCAGCAGAACCTGATAGATGTAATTGAAGGCCGCGAACCTGGGTGGATGCACCCTAGTATGAAGTTTGAAAAGGGTTTGGCTAATAACCGTATCCTTTTGAACATTCCGCCCAACCACGCCAAGTCTATGACTGTGACCATTGATTATGTCACTTGGCAGGTGTGTCAGAACCCTAACTTTAGAGTACTCATCGTATCTCAGACGCAGCAGTTAGCTGCCGACTTTCTCTACGCCATCAAGCAACGCCTGACTCATCCAAATTATGAAGCACTCCAACAGGCTTACGCTGCTGGCGTAGGGTTTAACTCTAAGTCAGCCTCGTGGCAGGCTACCCGCGTCACCTTTGGTGATGAGCTTCGTGAGTCTAGCGAAAAGGACCCGAACATCGAAGCCGTCGGTATCGGTGGTCAGATCTACGGTAAGCGTGCAGATATGATTATCGTAGACGACGCTGTTACCTTAAAGAATGCTAACGAGTTTGAGAAGCAAATCCGTTGGTTAACCCAGGATGTGCGTTCTCGTTTGAACCCTACTGGTAAATTGATTATTATTGGTACGCGTGTCTCTGCAGTAGATCTATACAAGGAGCTACGCTCCGAAGATCGCTACCCAGGCGGCCTTGTCCCTTGGACTTACCTTGCAATGCCGGCTCTGCTTTCTACAGACAATGACCCCGACAAGTGGGAAACCCTCTGGCCTGCAAGTGATGCCCCCTTTGATGGTCAGATGGAATCTGATAAGAACGAAGACGGCCTATACCCACGTTGGAATGGTCGCAACCTTTACAATGAACGCCAAGCTATGGATGCAAGTACCTGGGCTTTGGTGTATCAGCAACAAGATATCTCAGATGATGCCATCTTTGATCCAGTATGTGTGCGAGGTTCTATAGATGGAATGCGTAAAGCAGGTCGCTTGGTTCCTGGTCACCCTGGTCATCCACGTGATGTCAACGGCTTTTCTTTTATTTGTGGTCTTGATCCCGCTATGGTTGGTGATACAGCCGTCGTTTGTTACGCTGTTGATAGGGCTACACATAAACGCTACATTGTTGATGCTATTAAAATTACTAGGCCAACGCCTGC